CGTCAGCGCATGGGACCCGGATCGCGACACGTCAATCTGCGTGCCGGCGTCGATACTGGTTATCGCACCGCCGCTGTTTAGGTTAGGCGTCCAGCGAAAGCCGCCATACTGGTCGTCGCCGTCGTACTCGCCGGTTAGATAAATCTCGTTGCCGGACGTACCTGACAGCTTTACGGTTGAGGCGCCCTCCGCCTCGCTGCAATCGTCGTTGGTGCTGGCGATTTCAACCGCGCCCGTGGTGTCGGGCGAGACGTACAGCCATTCGTTCGCGTTTACGTCATGCGGGCCGAATGCGATGACGAGCTGACGCGTGCCGTCGCCATTGGTGACGAACTGGAACTGACGCTGTTCCGCTTCCTCGTATGTCCACCGCCACTCCACGTCGCGGAATCGGACGCCGACGCGGCGCGATGGCCGGTTGCCTGGCAGGACGCCAGAATCGATCCACTCGTAACCCTGCCCTTGGGCGATGGCGGTGAGCCCGTCGTTGATCCACAGAAACCTGACCCGCCCTGCAATCGGGGAGCGGAACCGGAAACCGAATTTCGACCGGCGGCGCTTGCCGGCCGTGATGCCGATCTGTAGGTCGTAGGGGGCGTTGGGGAAGTCCAGGTACGCCGTCGCCTGGCCTTCCTCGGGGAAGTCTCTCGCCAGGTTACGGGTCGGCGCCCCGTGGTCTACGGTCTGCCAGTCCGTTCCGGTCCAGCGCTGGACGAAGAACCGAGAGTCGGCGACCAGCGTCCGGCCAAGCGACCGGATGATCTGCTGACCGTTTGTAAACTCCACCTCGCCATTGGCGAACCGCAGGATGTTGGCGGCGCCGTCCCAGATGTACGGCTGCCACTCGCCCGCTGTATCCTGGATGTTCTCCTGACGTACCTCGCCGGTCCAGACGAATTGGCCGGTCGGTAGACCGGTTACGTCGTCAATGACCTCGTAGGTTCGTCCGGTCTGCTCCCAACGAAGATGGCGCAATGCCATGTCAATTGCTCATCTTGCTTCAAGTGCGCCCGGCGTTGGCGGGCTAGCTCGGCAATTTCCAGCAAGATCAACAGCCGCGAACCACTCACCGCACACAATTGGCGCAGACGTAGGTTCGGACATGGCTGGCTCGCCACAGGCCGCCATCATGAGGATGCCCAGACACAACGTGACTCGCGTCACGTCAGTCGAGCGTGAAGGACGTGCCCGTCGTGATCTGCGGAGTGACATTCTGCCCAATGTTGATGTTGGGAGAGAGCGTCCCAGACGCGATCAACGTTCCTCCAGTGGTCGCAGAGCTCAATCCCAGCCCCATGTGCGTGACGGTGCTGGTCGAGGTCGACGTGGCCTGTGGGAACGTGATGGCCGACACGGGCGAGGCGCTGCCGCTCGCCACGACCCAGCCGCCGGTGGTGCGGGCCACGGCAATACGTGTGTAGCCAGTGTACGCAGACTCGTTCGTCCCCTGCGTGCCGGTGTCACCGGGATCAGCCGTGTGCAGGCTGACCCAGATTGCGGTGCTGGGCGAGGAGGTGGTGTTAGCGGCGAGATTGGTGATCGCCGTGCCGTTCAGGATCAGTTGCAAGACCCCGGTTTCTAAGGTATCGGAAAAACCTGCCATGTTCAGTCTCCTGGAGTGAGTGTGACTTCACGGATCGTCCCGTCCCCATTTCGGACGGGCACCGCGCGGAACGATGGAATCGTTACCTGCGGCTTCATCACCTTGCTTTTCTCTTCCAGTCTTTTGGTCAGTTCCAATACTCTTCCTTCCGATACGGACAGTTTCTTTTCCAGTTCGTGGGTCAGATTCTTCTCCATGGCCGAAAGCGTGCGGGCATCATCCTTCGCGCGCAACAAGGCGCTGCGGGTCGATGCCAGTTCGTCCTCAAGCTTGCGGACCGTGGCCTGCATATCTGACAGGCGGGACTGCAATTGGCCCAATTTCTGCTCGTTGGCTGTATGGCGTTCGAGCACGGCCTTCATCTCGGCGGCGATCTCCTCGGCCTTCCTCTCCGCCTGCGCCGTGGCATCCTTGGCTTTGGCAATTTCACGTTCCGCCTCGTTTCTAGCACGTGTCGTCGCCTCGCTGATCTCAGCGATCAACTGTTGCGCCGAGAACGTATCATGCGCCTCTGATGCGCCTGCCAGTTCCTCCAGCAAGGACAGTCTGCTTTTCATGGTAAGGCCCGAAGGACGCGCCAGCCGCGGCCCGAGGAGGAGTAGACGTTGAACCAGCGGCCCTCCGGACTCATTGCACGACCGGCATCTTCAATGCCGCCTCGCGATCTTTCATGATCTGCCAGTGCGATTGGAAGTCCGAGAACAACGGATCTTCCAATATCTTCTGCTGGGCCAGTTGTCGGTATTGACCGATCCAGGTCTGGACGAACGACAACTTGGCTTCGTCCGACAGGATGTTGTAGACATTGCTCATGGGATGCTTGCCGGAAACGACTGTGTCGAGAAAGTCTTTCGCCCCCATGTTCCAGGCCGGATGTTTTAGGTCATTCCCCGCCATTCTCACGTAGGCGTCATAGACTTCCGGCCAATCGCTGAGGTTGACCTGCACACCACCGAAACTCGTCTTCTTCCGGATCCGTACTGGCAACGCGCCGTCACCGCGCGTCGGGCTGTCGGCGAGCCTCAGAAGCTCGGTGTCGATCGGAGTCGGTTTGATGGTCCTCGCCGTTGCCGGGGAGAAAAAGTCATAAGTCTTCCCCAGTCCGCTCTCCGATCTGATCTCCCTTCCCCACAGGTCGCGCCGCGGCGTGAGCGAATCGGACAGGCCCGCGAGCCTGGCTTGCACGGCGTCGAACAGTGAATTCGTCTCCCTCACCGTCGGGTCAATGGCCCGCTCGATGCCGCCGGCCAGAGCCGTGAACGGCAAAAACGAGGAGCCGAGGTTCTGGATGTACCGCTCAGAGTATCGTGTCGGGTCCTGCATCATGTTGACGAACTCGGCCATGCCGCGCAGGTAAGTCTTGTTGATCGTGACCTGCGAGATTGCCGCGATTCCCATGGCCATGACCTCCTGCATTTTGTCGATTTCATCTTCCTGCATCTCCCCGTGGCGGATTGTATCGGCAATATCCGCCGCGAGCCCGAGGGACATGCCAAGCGGGTCGGTGCGGTTGTAAGAGATCCACTTGTCTCCGACCTTTACTGCGTATGGTAGCCACTCCTGACGGATATTGGCGTCTCTTTCTCCAGGATCCTTTGGTCCCCTGCCACTGATCAATTTGCTATCGGCATAGTCGAGGGCCGTCGCCATGACCGCCGTGCCAGTTGCCATTCGTGCAATGGCGAGATCGGCGCGCGCGCCACCGGCCGCAATATCGGCCCGCCACTGCCCGACCAGGGGCGCAAATGGGCTGCGCTCGAATCCATAGCGGGCAATGTTCACCGGGGTCCGGACGAACGGCAAAATGTATGGCATGGGATTCAACGGTGACTCCCCGCCTCTCAGATTCATTACGGCCCGCCCAAAACGGCCAACCTGGCTGTTGAAGGTCTGGTAAAGGGCCTGGTCGGCGGCGGCGATGCGGATCGAATCCGATGGGTCCGCAACGATCTGCGCCGCACGTTGTGCGAGATCATCTCCACGAAACCCTTCCGAGAAAGCCTGACGAACCGATTGCGCATGCAGTTCAGCGCGATACCCGATGGTCTTGAAGTATTCGTCCTCAGCGCCAAGCAGTCTGCCGGGAACGCGAAACGCTTTCCCGAGAAAATCAACCGACCCGCCGAGAGCTCCGGTTTCGTCCAGGTTGAAATTCCTAGCAGACAATGCGCCCTGTCTCGGCAGGTCTATCTTGTTGAGCGACAGCCCGGTTTCGCCGGTCTTGATGGCTCGCCACGCCAGCCGAAAGGCGTCCTTCTGAGCTTCGGTATAGCCATAGGTCATCGCTGCCGCTTCCCCTGGCGCTACACCACCGCCAGTCACACCGGAGATGATCTCTGCCGCCTTCCTCTCGTAGATTTGCTGCAATGCCACCAGAGTATTGGAGCTCGTGTTGACCACATGAGTCGTAGGAAGCGACAAGAGTCCGTTAACCCATACTTCCTGGATGGCGTCCATCGTCTTGGCAAACGCACCACGTTCCGCGAACGTACGGATCGCCTGCTGGCTTGCGCCAGAATCCGCTAGGATGGCAAGTCGTGCCGCCATGCCCCTCGACACCTCCTGGCCTCCAGAAGCATCCAGCATGATTTGCAAGGCCCTGGCTTTTTCCACACCGGAACCGGCAGGAATCGCCCAGGCATTCAACGCCCTTGCGGTTTCCGTTCTGGCGGCAATGACCTCCGATTGAACTGCATGGTGTACAGCGAGCATTTTTCTGAAGTTGAACTGGTCGATCGCTCCGGCATTGGGAGCAGCAGCCTTCTTCGCCGTCTCCAGAAGCTTTTCTCCGGAAGCCGCCCAAATCTTCCGGGCGGCCAACGCGGTCTCCGCGTTGAGCGGCTCTCCCTGACGGCGTTGCAGGAGATCCTTCAGTGTGAAACCCATGTCGTTGGCCAGCCGCTCCGTTTCAGCGTGGCTCTGGACGCCGCGGGCGCTTTTAGCTAATGACGTTTTGAACGCATTGGCGACGTCTCCCATGAGTGTTTTGACGTCGTCTTCCCCATTGATCTTGGAAAAGTTCACGTAGACATCCGGACCATAGGTGCCGGACGCCTCGGTGAGGCCTTTGGCGGTTGGAGAGCCGGCCGTTTCCTTGGCCGCCTTCTCGAGCTTGCGCGACACCGTGAACAGCGGATCGGATGACTTTCCCAGCGGCCGGAATGCTTCGTCCGTCAGTTCGCCGTAGGTCTCCTTGAGCAACGCCGCTTCGCTTTTCTGTGCGGCCCTCAGCCGCATGGACGAGCGCAGAAACCTCGCCCCTTTCACGACGCCTTCGGTCATGAGACCAAGGCCAGCCCCTTCCAGTGAATTCTTGAAGCGCGCCTCCATGTCGGAGTCTTCCGGGCTCGACGCCATGTAGTCGGTCAGGATGTTCTTGGGTAGTCCGAGCTCGTTCCACAGATCGGCGAGCCTGCCCTGATGTGGGTCTTTCGTCACGAAATCGGACACCGCACCGGCCACGATGGAAGCGCCCGCGCCGGTGATATTCGCCCCCTCCAGCATGCGCAGGCCGGGGATGAAGCCGGTCAGAAACTGGCTGTAGGACCTTGCGATCCGTCCCCATCCGGTCTTGGGCGCGCTGACCGGGTCCCATCTCAGATCGACGACCTTTTCGTTGAACCAGTCGTCGAGTTCCTTCGCATACGGGATCACTTCCTTGACCAACTTGCCGGCATTGTCCACGGCGTCGGCGACACCGCCAACCATCTGGCGTGGGGTCTCGGCAAAGCCGCGGATCACCTGTCCGACCACGGACGGCTTCCACTTCCCCGGCTTCTCCTCTTTCTTCGGCTCGCGCTGCGCCAGCCACTGTTCCATCTCGCGCGCTGCGTCGGACTCGTACTGGTAGCTACGCTGCGCCACGTAGTCGCCTGCGATGTCCTGAGATTCTGTTAGCTCATTGGCCACTGGCCTTCTCCGCCATGCGTCTTGCTGCGTTCAGTTCTGCCAGTTTCTTGCGGTACTCGTCCTCGCTGATCCGATTGGCCTGCTTGTCCTCGCCGAGCTTGCGGGCCTGCGCGGCCAGGGCATCTATGACCGACGCCGGGTCGTCCTCTTTCGCTCCGGGGGCCGTCTTTCTCGCGAGGTCGGCCATGTTGATGAGCGAATATTTCTTCACGACTTCATCGGCCTTCTTGCGCAGGTCTTCATCCGTGCGCTTTCCGGAGACGACGTAATCGTCGTATTCCTGTAGGGCCAATCCCTGGCGGGCATAGGGCGCCGGATCCGTTGCCATCGGCGGGGGACGGAGCATTAGCATGACGCGTTCTTTCTCCCGTTCATACGGAGGCTTGGGCCCCTTGGAGCGGGCCGACGTCAGCACGCTTTTCATCGTCGTGTTGCTGATCTGGTTCGCCTCGCGGTAATGGAACGCCAGCCGTTCGGCTTCCTGCGGATCGCTCCCAAGCTTGTCCATCAGGTCCGTGAAAGCCCGCGGATCATCCTCTTCCGGTCCGGCGCGGAATGTCTTGAGCAGCATGCGGTACTCGGTGGGCGACACATAGGGCCGCACATGCTCGACGAACGACCGGTCGAGCGTCCCCTTGTCGGATCGGCTCCACGCCTCAGACAGGAGTTGGTCGCCGAGTTGCTTGCGGACCTTCTCCTGCGTGGCGCGGTCCGATTCGGCCCGGCGATAGGCCGTGTCGACCAGCCTTTCGCGCTGGAGCGGATCGATGTGCGGAGCGTACTCGCTGTCAAGCATCAGCCGGTCGCCAGTCGCAGTCGGGTCGGCCCGCATGTCCTCGAGCACTGTGTATTGGTCGATCCGCCCGGAGAACTGCCTCTCCCGCTTCGCCCCGTCCTCCGCGCTGATCCACCGTCCCGTCACCATGCCAGCGATTGACAGACGGGCATGGTTCACCACGGCTTCCCGCTCGATCTGGCTTTTCGCCTGCGCGGCCGATCTGGCATAGATATCCAGGCTGTCGTCCAGGTTCGCCACACGAAAGTCTTGCTCCTTCCTGACCGAATCCTTGAGTACGTTGAGGCTCTTGACCTGCGCCAACTTGCCGAACTCGCTGCGGAACGACTGCTTGACGATGTCATCGTCGATCTGCGTCTCGTACTTGTCGAAGATGCCCTTGACGTCCTCCTGAAACCGCTTCGGCGACGTCTTGAAGTCCGAGTCCCGCTGGTACTGCAATTCCAGCAACGAAATGTCGTTGGTCGCGCCGCCCAGCATTTCCGTCAGTTGCCCGACACGCCTGGACTTCGTGATTTGCTCGTCGATTTGGAACATCGCGTCGCCGACGTTTGCGATCGCTCCCCCGAGGCGTGACACGGAACGACCTACGTCTCCGGCCTCGACCGGGACAATCCGGGTCGACGGCTGCGGAACCGGACGTTCCTGAACTGATGGGAGTTTCGGCATTACGGCATTTCCATGCCGAAGACCCACGGGAAGGTCTGCTGCTGGGGAGCCGGAGGCGGCGGCGTGTACATCCTTGACCCGATCGAGCCCGCACCCATTAGGGCCGTGGAAAGTGCCCCCATATACCCGGCACGCCTCGCCAGCTTGCCCTGGTAGCGTCGGATGCCGGCCCCGTACTCCAGGCCCCTAGCGCCCGATTCGCCCTCGTAGAGGGCCACCGCATGTCGGTATGCGCCCTCTTTGGCAAGGTCCGAGACAATATCGACCACGGTCGGTCCGCCGGATCCGCTCTTCGCGGCCAGAGCCTGTGCCCGAGACTCGGCCAGTCTCCCCTGCCTCGTCTCCTCCATGGCCTTGCGCTGGGACGCCGCCCGCACCGACAGGGCACGCTGCTCCATCTGCGAGGCTTCAGCACCGGCCGCCTTAGCCTCCGCTCTTCCCTGCTGGATCTGTCCGTAGGCACCGACTGCCGTTCCAGCCGCCACAAGTGCCGGCCACGCCGCCGCTAGTGCTGCCATATATAGACCCCTCCGTTGTTCTCGAAACCGAGGTATTCCAGAAACCGTGCCGAACAGTCGTTCTCGGCGTAGGCATGGACCGGCAGACCGTTGGCGAGCCCCAACACCCGCTTTGCCAGCCGCACGATCAGAAACTTGTGCGCCTGCTTGTTCTGATCCGCAGACGTGTCGGAAAACAGGATAAACCGACCGTGGTCGAGATGAACACCGGCCACGGCCACGACGCGCTCGCCGTCCATGACGCAAAAGGACCGCTGCGTTTTCGGGACCGACCCGTAAAACCGGCGCAGCAGTTCGGCCGTTGATGGCCTGATCTCAAGACTTTCCATGGGACTCCGTCGCAATGATGGCAGCCAGAATCGTGCAAGGTCGTGGTGCCTGCGCCTGCAAGCACAGGCGTGAATCCGTGCTCCACTCGCCTGGAAACTCGAACGTATCCTCATCGAATGTCGCATGTACCGTGTCGAATGCCTGCGCAGCGCCCTGGCTCATGAGGGGCAGATCATCCATGGTGGTGAAGTCCGGCCCGTACTGAAGTCCTTGGTAATGGGTGTCGTACAGGATGACGCCGAGTTGCGGGATGCGCTTTCTCTGGGTCAGAGAAGTACCCTGCGCCGTGTAGGCCAGTTTCGTGCTTTTCCACTGTGCCGTGTAGGGAAGTCCCACCACCACGCTGGTCACGGATTCACTGAGCAGGATTGCTCCGCTTGATACCGTGTAGGTCCCCAGATCCTTTCCGTTGCCCCAGGCGACTACGTTTTCGCCTTCCAGATGGGACAGCCCGCTGATCGACGCGGCGGCGACACCCGAATAGACGATGAATGAATCTGCTTGCCTGTTGAGTGTCGCGCCCTGGCACTGCGATTCGAGCGCCCACTTCTCCAGGTAGCGTTTTGTCACGCCACCGATGGTGCGGTTGACGAGGTAATAGACCTGATCCTCCACACTGGACGAGTCGCCTGGCAGAACGACCACGTCCTCCACGGTGCCGTCTGTTTCGACCTCCAGCCAGCATGTGACGTTTTCCGCCCTGTCATAGACTATGACGGCCACCGTCCCGTCGCCGCGCACGCAATGGATGCGCGTGTCGGGCTTGCGTTGCACGGCAATGCGCGTGATGCCAGCTTCGCCGAGTTCCGGAGCAATCACCATCAAATCCGTCGATCCGTACTCGTAGTCCTGCGGATCAAAGGCGAGCTCCATCAGCTTGGTTCCACCCCGCTGGACGTAGACCCCGCGCTTGTCGATGCGTAATGCCTGGACCGGAGCCGACCCGTTCGTCGAAGATGACCGGATGCTAAAGTCGGTTGGTGTCATGGGCTCGTCAAGCGACGACGCCTTGCAGACGTGTTCCGTACCTTCACCGCCCAGGATCAGGCGTTGAAGCGCCAACATCCAGTTGATCGTATCGACGGGTCCGGACCCAATGGTCCTTGAGATCGGACCGGAATCGCCTTCCACATCCTCATCGAACGAATAGAAGGCATCTGAAACGGACAAATCTACTTTGTCCTTCCCGGCCCATCCCAGGCGCCCCTCGACAAATGCCACGGACGATGGCCACCCCCGGAAGTTTGACCAGGAGCCTTCCGACCAGTCCTCCGAGGCTGTCGTATTACCGAAATCCTGTAGCACCGCTACGGTCGCGATTTGCGAACTCGGCACAGACAGCACACGGCAGATCCCGGTTTTGCTGCCCGAAGCGTAGTTGAGTTCCAGGCCGACGGTCCCCGACGTGAAGTCACCGGTTTTCACTCCGATGCGGTAGTAGGCGATCTGATTGTCCAGACCGTCGTCATAGGTCACAGTATCGTTCGTGGTGTAGGTCGTCACGTCCTCCCAAGGACCAGCGTCCGGATCATCGAGCGAACGCTGCAACGTCACCGTGGCAATCCATGTCCCAGAGCGGATCACGGTGAAGATGCGCGAGGACTCTACTCCGGTCACGCGAATGGAGTTGGTGAATGTGTTCTGTGCCGTTACCGAGGCCGTGACCTTCTGGCCCACCGAGTTTACCTTGAACAAGGCACCGCGATGACTGGAACGAAACAAGGGAGCGGAAGAACTCAGCTGGGTGGCTCCGGACAAAGCCGATGGCGTCAATGTCACGGTCGTCGTGTTAACGGTCCGGAACGGACCGTCGTTGGACAGGTATTCCACCACCGACCAAGATTCCGTGCCACGCCGTTCTATCTTGCGCTGTCTGGTCCCGCCGCTTGCGATGAACAGGATGTCTCCGCTCTGATCGAAACGAACAGATTCCAGGTCGTCTTCTGCCCACGGCGTGGCGATTTCCATCGTCCCCGCGGCAGCGATCTCGCAACTGTCGATATACGCCCCATAGGGTGCTCGCGACGATAACTGAATCGTGAAGTTACCCGTGGGGGTGAAGGCCAGCGAGTGCTCTCCAGGTTCAAGTTCCGTTTCAGTGATGTATTCATCGCCACCTACCGTGGAACCCACTTTAAGCGTGACCGGGGTGAACACATCGGACGAATTGTCATGCGGAATGACGATTTTCAAGGCGTGCACGACGCCCTGATCTCCCGCAGCCACCGTCACTGTCTGATAGCGAATCGCTGCGGCCGTACCCGTGGAATCACCAGCCAATAACAAGAGATTCCCAACCAAGGTCGAAGTCGCCCCAGATTCATCGGCATCCGTCCATCCGGTGAGAGATGAGAAGTCACCATTGGTGACGGTCGTCGATACTGACGGACGAGTAACCAGCTCATCGTCAACCCAGACCCGCATGAGCGAGTCGGTGAGTTCGATCAGGGCGGTGTCATCGATGGCGAATACGAACGGCAGGAACCGTGCTACCGAATTGTTGTAGGAACTGCCGATGTACTGTGTTCCAGGCCGGAGCATCATGGAGCCCAAGACCCTTGGCATCCAGTTCGTCATGGTCTCCGCCGACAACGCCAGCCGTTGCAGGTCGGTGCGCGCCAGCGCCAGGGGCGATACGATTCCCCTGTTGAAGGCCAGTAGGGGAACGGTCTGCCGCATTTATCCGATCAGCTGGCCACGGTTCCCGCGATCACGTGACGACTTGCCCCTTCGGCTCCGGTTCCATGAGCCTTCGGGCGGGAATCTCGCAGGGCCAGTCATCGCGTTTTTTGACTTGGCTCGCAGCAGTTGCCGGGATTCCAGGGCAATGACCCGATTCTGTTTGTTCTCATCCGATGTCAGCCGCAGAATGATCTTCGAGGCGAAATGCGCCGCCACGAAGTCATGAAAGGTCGACGGCCAGAGCGTGAGGTCGCCGCCGTAGGACGAGTCATCGGACACGTAGCGCACGTACAACTCGTCCAGGTCCGCGTACCAATAGCCGGTTTCGTCTGCATACTGGGTGAGCGGGGTGTTGAAATACTCATCCGCCGAGACCGCCGAGGTCAGTATCCAGTCGTCCGGCTTTTCAAACGCCCGCCGGTAGCCGAAGTCCGGCGTGACCGACGTGGCGTAGTCAAACCGGGTCGCGCGCATGGCGAAGTGCCACTGACCCATTTCGAGACAGGCGTTGACGCCGCCGTTGTCCCAGACCTGATCCAGCAGCCGGCGCGGTTCCCGGTCCTCGGTAAGCGAGGCCAGAGACCGTTCCCCGCAAACCAGGAGGGCGTCGTTGTAGACCTGAAGCCGCGAGCTCACGCTGCCTTGCCGCCCAGGTACAGTTTGAGCTGCTCCACCGCATCCTCACGGCGGCGCAGGTTCTCGTAGATCACTGCGTTGTCCTTCTTTCGGATGACGGACCATTTCTTCGGACCGCGCAGCTTGATGTCGTACTCATCCGATACGGCTTGCGTGACCTTGAAGGCCACCGCGGAGATGTCCTCGAATCGCAACAGGTGCATCTGCGCCCAAGTCTTGTCGCACGCGAGTACCAGCAGTTCGGCATAGAACATGTCCTCGTCGTCGTGCACGATGATGATGTCACGAGGCCGAAACTTGCCCGAGACGTGCGCCCAGAAGTCCGGCCGCAACAGGTCGTCTTGGGTGATGCCGGCCTCCACCTCAGCCGTGTAAACCGTGTTCACGGAATTGCGCATGTGAAAACGGTTGGGCGGCAGCGTGACGTTTTTCCGCTTTTCCTCTTGCATCTTTCCTCCTCAGAAAAGAAAGGGGGAGGGTAGCTCCCCCGTTAACTCAGGTCGATTCGATCAGCGAAGTCGAAGACAGTCCGGCACCCGATGTCGTCACCGCTCCCAACGCTGCGATGTTCAACGTCTGCCCGGCCGCCGCCGACGACTGGCTGACGCAGATCACCACGTCGTTCTGCTTCATGCCGAGGTAATACGCGTCGGTGAAGTAGCCAGACGCCGTCACAAGCGTTGACGAATCGGTTGACTGGTACAACCACACCCCTCGACCCAGACTGAGCGTCGAGGAACCCGTGGACGAGGCGAGCTTCGGACCACCTATACGCCCTCCGATGTAAACCGGAGGATTGGCAACCGAAGAAGCCGCTGTTGAGCCTTGATATGCCATAACTCCTCCTTACACCGTGAGTGTGCCGGTCGTGATGACGACCACGCCGGCGTTCTGGAGCAGGACCGCGCCCATGTACATGGAGCAGCGGGCGTAGGAATAGTCCTGTTCCTCGTCATATCCGACCACGTTCTGCATACCACCCGTGTCGGCCGCGTGACCGATGGCCGACTTGTGGTACAGAAACGAGATCTCCGAGGTCGTCGCCTTGCCAGGCAGGTTCGGGTGCTCGACGATGAGACAGTTGCGCCAGCGGTACGCCATAGGCTTGTCGCGCCATGACGGATCCTGCCCCGCGTAGGGCCGCATGCTGACGTAGTCCGCCGAGGCGAACTCGTCGGCCTGCTCGAGATAGCCCAGGAACGAGGGCTGGCAGAGCAACGTCACGTTGGAATCCCATGGCACCGATGCGTTCGACAGCAGGACGCGCGCATACTGGAACAGTGGCACGCTGGGCACGGCCGAAGCCGCACCGGCAGTCACGGTTCCGGTGTTGAGCTGCGTGATGATCTGATCGTCAACCTTGCGATTGACCACCGACATCGTCGTTTCCTGCATGATCTGCCGCTGGTTGCCCTGCGAGGCGAAGATGTTGAACCCGGTCTTGCGAACGAGGTCATGCCATTCCTGTAGGACGGCGGTGTTTTGGGTGAGATTGTCGTCGCGGGCGGGAATGAGTCCATCCACGCCGCGAGACTGTGCGGTGGCGGAACCGGAGTCGGCAACGAGGAAAATCGCCTGATTTCCCTTGATGACCGCCTCGGTCGTCACCGTATCGCGCAGGAGCGATTGCCGCTGTTCGAAGCCGGCAATGAACTCCTGGCGGTACTGGTTCTGGAATGCTGTGTCCACGTACGGCCTCCTTAGCAAAGTTTGTGACCTTCGCTCGGGGTGACCGTATGGCCTGGATCGGGATGTCCTTGCGGTGCCGATCCGAACTTAACGGAGCCTTGCTACGGTGCTAGTTAAAGCACGGAGCGCAACAACAGCGGGTATCCGTACGCTATAAAATAGTCCTTTCTGTGAGTCCGGTCAACACTTGTCAAGCGGACTTGCGTGTCTTCATCTTCTCCCGCGCCTCCAGCAGCTTGCGGTATTCGCCCTGCACCTTCTCGTCCTTCCAGTAGCGGGCGCTGTCGGGGGTGCCCTTGGGGGCGGACATCCAGCGTTCGATCTCGGAGATCCGGTCCTCGATGCGGTCCGGGCCCATGCCGCCACCAGTCAGTGTCGTGACCGGGTTCACGTCGTTGGCAAGCTGCACAAGCCACTTGAGGGCAGCCTGATCAGACCCGATCGGCGTGCCATCGGAGAGCCGCCCGTTCAGTATGCGGTCCTTCAAGCCCTCAGGACCCATGTCGAGCAGTCCGATGATGCGGTTCATGTTGCCGCGGTACTCGTTGCCCCACTCGGCATGCATGGCGTCCTCGAAGTCCTTCTTGGCCTGCGTGTCCGACTCGTTCTGCTCGGCTGCCATCCTTTGCTCGACGTCGTAGTACCAGCGCACCGCCTGCTTGACGTGCTGAGGCGGCATGTTCATGCCATGCGCGGCCTTCAGAAAATCGTCGATCATCGGCTTGTCCTGGTCTGCGATGGTCAGGCCGTCTTCAAAGGTCAGGTCGTACTTCTCGGGCGACTCGGGCAGTCCATGTTCCTTGCGCCAGGCGTTCTTCTCCTCATCCGATCCCTTGTCCGGGAACGGAACCTCCTGCTTATACTCGCCGGAGCTGATCTTGTTTTGCGCGGCAATCAGAGCGTCCACGATGGCGGATGGTGATGCGTAGCGGCTAAGCCTTCCCAGTCTTGAGTCATCGACCTTCCCTTCACGGGTGGCGGCGAGCTCGCGCCAGTTGTCGGGCCATGTCGGAGCTCCTGACTCTGGGGTCGCGGGGGCAGATGGCGAAGCGGCTGTGGGTGCAGCAGTCGGTGCCGGGGCTACGGGAGCCGCTGGAGCGGCTGGGGTGGGCGTACCCGCTGGGGCATCGCCTTCCGGACTCATATACACGTGCTTAAACATTTTCCTTCCTCCTCGTCTGATTCACAATCTTCAACTTGGCCGGCAATGCCACGATCTGCTGGCCGACAAACGCTTTCCCGAGGGCGAACGCCGTGTCCCTTTCGTTGCCGAAGTAATGGAACTCGTAGGTTCCGCACAAAGTATCGACGATGTACTTCATGGCCCGGATTTGCTGTTCCTTGGTGGCCTCGCCATGGATGACGGCCTGAATGGCGTGGGCGTCGGCCAGTTCCCATTTAGGCGGCTTCCACGGGCTTGCGTCGGATTTCTTCAAGCCGCAGACGCCATGTCTTTATTGGCACGGCTGAGATTGGCCGCCACTTCGGATCCCTGCTGCATCGCATCGAGTGTCTGCTGAGCCTTCTGTGCCGCCAGTTCCGCCTGCTCGATCTGCTTGACTGTCGTCTCGCTCCGGATCCACTTGGCCGGCACGCCGATGCCGTCAAGCGCGTCCCGCAGCGCGACCTTGGCATCTGGCAAAGCAATGGCCGTCTGGTCTATCGCTACCGCTTCCGCAATGAGCGACTTCATCTCCAGTAGCTTCTGGCCCTTGCGTTGCTCGATCGCATCGTGCAGCGGGGACTTGAAGCGGAACTGGATGTCCGCGCCTTGCAGACTGGGCGGCAGGTCGAACGGCGAGCCGAATGCTCCAGCCCGCATCAGCACGTCAAACGTAGCCTCGCAAATGGCCCCGTTGTACTCATGCTCCATCGGCTCGAAGATCGGCAACGCGCCGCGGATGTATTCCTGGATACGTTGTCCGACCTCGTAGGCCGTCATCTCTGGGGCTCTTGCCGGCAACTGCAACTTGTTCAGGAAGAACGCGTGCATCAGGATCTGGCGGGTGTCGCGCTGCATGTCTATGCCGATCGGCATGCCACGCAGGTCTTGTGTCAACGGACGCAAGGCTTCACCAAGCCTTTCGTCATATTCCTGGTCCACCCAGGTAATTCCGCCTGCGAAGGTTTCCACGTCGGACTTGACGGCATCAGTGGTTGCAACGAGCGGTGGATTGGTCGCCTTCTCGCCGGCTTCCAGCAGCGTGTACGTCATGGCCTGGATCAGGCGGGCATCGGGAAGTCCGACGATGGTTGCCGGTGAATAGGCATACTGGCTGTCTGGGATGGTTTGCCATCGTGGAATGACGTATTCCCGGTTGAACACGGGGATCTGCTCGATGATGTGATCGTGGTCGATATCGTAGTAGATCGACCAATAGGGCTTGCCGCGGGCGTTGCCGTCGTAGAAGTCCGCCTCGCAGATGATGTGATAACAATTGACCTCATCGAACGGCTTGCGGCTCACGTCCTGCTGGATCTGCGGGTGGTTCTTGTTTCCGAACAGGCCCATGAGATCCCGCAATGTCGGCTTCCAGCGCCGCGGGATAAACCCGATTTCGCCTTCTTCGTTCTCCATCCATGCCACGTCCCGGAGGTGCCAGCAGCGGTACAGCAGACGGTTTGCCTCGCGGCCAAGCCGGACTGACACCACGGCCTGGCCGAAGTTGGAGAAGTCGGCGTCCGCTTCCTTGGTTGCTCGGGTGAAGCGGGTCTTGCGGTCGTACATGGCAAAGCGTTGGATTTTAGTCGCACGCTCCAGCCACCGCTTGGCCTCGTTGTCCTCGCGCTCCGGGTCCTGCGGGGTCATGTGGAACCACTCGGTTTCCGTCGGCCGCAGCATGGTCGCCAGCTGGTCCGAGAGCTCGCGCGACACCAGCACCGGGTAACTGGTCGTCAAATGATCCGCAAACTCATCGCCAACGTCATGCGTGACGGTGAAGTCGGCTCGCTGCGGGTAGAAGTTCTCCGCGATCTCCTGCATCAGCGTCATCAGCTGCGTGCGCTTGCGGAAGAGGTTGTCGGCGGTTTCGCGGACTTGCTTGATGTTCATTGTCGGTTATGTCTCCATTCGATTCCATTCCTGTCCTGACATCTAAGGCCGAATTGCTCATGTCCGAGTTCACGGTTGCACCGACGGTCGACTTCCATGAACAATAGGCGCTTCAAAATGTCGACCGCTCTAACGCTGCGCCGATAAGGGCATCGTGGCGGTTTGATGGTGTATTCGTATTGCCTCATCCCAAGGTCTCGTTGCCGAGGGCCGACAGGATGGTCGATTCCCGGCCGGCGCGTCTGCGTTGAAGTGCTACGGACCGGCGTTTTGCCTTTCTCTGCGCCTCGTCATCCGGCAGCGGCATGACCGGCTGCGGCGGCGGCTGGGGAACATCAGGGGAATGGAAGAGACTAGCCATGGCTCATCAACCTCCTTTTGCGCTTCATGATAACCCGTGGGCGGTTTCTTTGCATTCTAGCATCGGCCCATTGGATGGCGGCAGTCTTCTCCCGCGGGCCGGCGTACCAGGACATGACGACGGCGTCGGCATGGTTGGTCGACCGCCCCAGCCTTTCCGTGACCTTGTCCTTGGGCTCGACCTTGATCCCGTTCGGCGTGATCTCGAAGGTCGGCGCGGTGAGATCAGCAACCAGGACGGTATCGTCCGGAAGCGCGATGGGCGACCCTCCGGGTTGTCCAGGATCCAAAGCCTCGCGGAACCCCCAGTAGGCGGCTGACCGGACGTTCGTGAAGCCCAGCTTCTTGTCGGAAGTCCGCTTGGTGGACTTCTCCGCACCCTTGTACGGGTAGAGCTCGACCCCGTTCTGTTTCAGGTGATCGAAGGTCGACCCACCGTAGCCACCGCCCATGTCGACCACGACCAGGCAGTTATCCTTGCGGTGAGTGATGATTACCCCAGCGGAATAGGGGCCGATATTGTCCATCGGGATGTCCTGACCCTCCACCACGATCAAAGGGGAGTACCAGCCGTCATATCGTGGTGCCAAGACCAGCGGGTCTGTTCCACCTCCGGAGCAATCAATACCCATAGCGCACATCGGTACGTCGGGATGCTTGTCGGTCCAGCGTTTCTGTGCCTGCCGTATCCAAGCCGTAGGGATGACCTGGTTGTGCTGATCCCGCAGAACCGTCTTGAACCGACCCAGCAGGATCGATCGATACGGCTCGATCATCGCGTCAAGCTGCGCCTGATAGCCCGTGGTGGCCAGATACGGGTTGTCCGACACCGACGCCGGAATGAAGGTCCGCGAGGTCGGCTGGACCTGTTTGCCGCTGATCAGTACCGGTTCGGGTCCGTCGACCCACCTGTCGTTGCCGCGCTCGTCGGTGACGACCCAGCGCAGTTCCCCAGGTTTGGCCGGATGCGGATGCTTGTCGTCCAGCCACGGGGCGAACATCTCCATGACCCAAAGACCTTCCGCGCTGAGCGGAGGGTTGGATGCGATGACGACCCGCTTTCTCTGATTTGGCTCGACTGACCGCAACCAGCCCATGAGGAAGCGGACCTGCGCGTAGCTGAACTGTGTCCCTTCATCCAGTCCGAGCAGGTCATGCGGGTTGCCTTGCCAGTGTTCCTCGTCACCGGCGCGTGCCGCAGCTCCGAGGTCGATGACGCGGCCGTCCTGACGCTTGAGTGACGGGGGCGGCTGCCCGTTGTAGCCGTCGCGCCCGCCATTGAATCGCAGCAGCTCTTCAATGATATGGCCTAGATCGGTGTACTGCCGGCGCATGATGAGCGAGCGTCGGTGAGCAGTCAGGGCCAAGCCGAGCAGAAGTGAACTGTTGTGGGTCGGGATCATCGACCGGCCTGCCAAGTAGCAATGCGATGGAGAATCGACTTGAATGCACTGCATCGGTACTGGATCAATCGGCTCGCATCCGACGATATAGCGCACGTCGTGTGTGCCGCGGAATCCAGAACGTTTCTGGCGTATAAGTTTTCGCGGAAGCTTGAAGGCAGGAAGGTCGGTCATAAACTTCAGGCGCCATTTATTACTGATAGTACGGCCATACAGTGTGGCTTTTCCTTCTCGCATTTGGGCCTTGATACCGAGCGAACTTAGTAGCTCATGCACTCCATCAATCAGTTCCTTTCGTGTGAGTTGGATTTCGCACTGACCGCGCTTGTCGCAATATCCGTCCGTATCCATCAAACCCTGAAGCAGCGAAAGTCGCTGATCCATGGACGCCCTGAGATAGCTGGGAGGAATGTGTTTGTTGCCGAATACGCCTAGTTGTTTAAGTTTGGTTTGTAACCCAATTACCCCACGAGCGTAGGGGGACGCATAGCGGTTTACCGTATATCCGCCTGCTTCAACTTGACGAAATACTTCATCGTCGATACCTGCTATCGAGCCCCCTTTTGATGTCCCATCGCCAAGCCAGGCGCCAAGTACGTAAGGATCAATAAGCAATTCGACATAGGGCAGATTCAAAGCACCGGCAACAGCAACAGCATGGTTTAACCCACCGTCATACCGCCGTATAGTTTGTGCGATCTCAGCTGTAGTCTTAACTGAAAAGGTCGATAGGGTTTTCGGCTGCGCTGTTTGAGCATTGCGCAATGCCAGATCTGGGCGCTTCCCTGTGCCCCTCTTAGGGCGTGTCTCGCGACGCTTTGCCCGCCACTCATCGGTACATTTCAACGCACGCATACGTTCTGCGCGCGTGCTGGTGATCCACTGATGTTGAGGATCAGCAACTATCTGAGAGCCATCAGAGAACTTCAGCAGATACGCTTCCCCCTTAAATATCGGAGATTTGGCAATGACATTGCATGGTGTTCCGGCTTCATCAAACACTTGATCGCCAACGGTCAGCTCCCCCATTGTGGAGAATCCTGTTGGCGTTGGTATTAACTCATTGATTTCTAACGCTTTTCCACCACCAGGCTCGCCCCCGTACAGCAGAACATCCGCCTTGGAAAAGTAGGCTTGCGTCTGTGGACCGGGGTTCGGGATCCACGGGATAGACTGCCTCGCCTCTAGCGCCTTCTTGGCGACTTCTTCGTACTTGTCCTTGGGCATCGCTCCCAGGCGGGAGACGATCTCATCCAGGGCTGATTGGCTCAAATGTCGAACACCCCTGGGCGAATGCTAACCTTTACATCGCCGTCTTGGCCGTTCGGCTTTGCCTTCTTGCGGCGCTTGTACTTGCGCTTGACCTTGGGTTCCACGAGTGGCGCGGACTGGATGGCCTTGAACGTGAAGTTCGTCAATGCCGGCACCGCAGGTGGCTCAAGGAACTGCTGGTCCTGCGATTGCCCAGCCCACGTGCCTTCCGACCATGACATGTCGTCCAATGCACCGCGCAGGAATTGGGCTTCCTGGGTCGATGCGTTGACCTGATTGGTGGCATTGGCTAACCGTGCTTCAAGTTCGCTGCGTCGTGCCCGTATCTTGGCCCGCATGTGATCGAGCTCGGAAATGCCATACAGGTACGATGGCCGGAACAGGTCGGACTCGTAGGGAATGCCAACCTCGATGCCGTTTGCCTTGGCCAACATCGCGAAGAACCAGCAGCCTGGACGCTGTAGCATGTATTCCTCGGTGGCAGCCATATCCACGCCCCACAGACCGATGGAGTCCTGCGCGTCATCCTTGCGCGTCCCGCGGTCCTCCAGGATGGCCTCGATCGCCATGGCGAACATCCATGACAGACTGGACGTGAAGAAGTAGGGTCCATACTTGTCGACCAACGGCTTCCACGGCAGGACAACACAGTTCGGAATCTCCGGTCGCTGTTCGTTCATGAACACGGGTCCGGGAAACTTTGCCATCCACTGGCAATATTCCGGGCTGAACCACGGTTGCCCCGGCTCATAGCGGTGCAGCTCGAACCACACGTCCATGCGGGCGGCGATGCCGTAAACACCTGGAGAGCAGCCCCAGATTTGCCAGTCCTTCGAGCCGTATGGCGCGAGTCGGATGGATGCTGGGGCGGAACCGATCAAAGCTATTCGCATTCTACATATCCCTCATGTAATTCTCGTTTGGCCTTCAGGTAAACCTGTTGTGCCTCCTTTTTGCTGGCAAATGTCCCTAAGTGAATGGCATCAATTCTTGCTCTAAAGCGATTTCCATTTGGATTCGGACTAACACCAAGGATCCCGGTGCGACTATTACTCTTGGCCTTTCGTTTGTTCTGATTGTTAATCCTCCATGTAGTGTCGCGAAGATTTGCGATTCTGTTATCTGTCGGGTTGCCATTCTTGTGGTCGATAATTCCAGTTGGCCATTTTTCATGCACATATAGCCATGCCAATCGATGTGCACGGTGAAGTTCGCCAAACACTTTTATCTGTATTGGCCCTCCAACTCGGGTAATTGTTCCAGCAATCTGCCCTATCCTGATTCGTCGATTCGGCTTGATGCGCCACCTAAACAACCCTGTCTCAGGGCTATATTGCAATGCCGCTTTCAGCATTGTTGCCGTTAGCATGTTCCTCCTCTTAGGCGGCGCAAGGCGAGACCAGCCACCACAACTGATCCCGCCTGCGGTTTCCCCGCCCCTCCTCTTACGTTGATGTCGTGTACGTCACCAGCGGATTGGTCGTGGTCCCAAACGACCCGCCGATGACCCGCCAGATAGCGGTTGTCATCGCTTGCAGGATGACGGCCGCACCGGGCGAGTACAGATTGACCACGGCCGAACTGGTGCCCGCGGACGATGTGTAGATCGTGGCATTCGTGGCCGTGAACTGATGGCCACCCGTCGACGTCGAGCTCAGGACGAGCTTCTTGATCAGGCCCGGATACGGCGGGGCTTGCAAGGTGAAACTGCCAGTTGCCGTCGAAGTTGCTATGACGCCGCGCGTAACGCCGTATGGTAATGCCGATGTTCCTGTCGAGGCATCGAAGTCCTCGACCGGCTCGATCAGCTGCGGCGGACCAACCAGGTAATCGTCGGCTGTCAGGCCTACGCGGCGTCTACGGATGGGCGTGAGGATCTTGTCTCGAAGTGTCTTCAGTGAATTTGCCATGATGGCGCTCCTTGTGAGAGAGGCAGGTTACGGCCTGCCGCCTTTCCTCCTCGTGTCCAATTCAATCCTGAGCCTATTCAAACAACCCGATAAGGGACAATCCCAAGCAGCAGCGTCCTGGCAGAGCCTTGCGCGACGGCCGCGGTCTTTGTGCCAGAGCGTAGCTGTACATGGCTGTAGCCTGCGAACAGATCATGAGCAACCGAGACTGAGAATGCGCCAGAGGTGAACCCGGAGGTCAGATACGTGAGCTCCGTCATGGACGTCGTGTGGTGAATCGACTGCAATTCAGCCGAAGTCTTCTGCGACCCCAGGAACGTCAGGGCTGCGGCTGTCCAGGTTGTGCCGGTACATGTGATCGACACGATCGTGCCGCCATCGATCTTGATGACGTCGCTTAAGCCATCGGCTGCTGTCGTGACGGTAGCCGTGGCGTAGGTGACGAGACCGCCGACGGGTATAACCGGGATTGTTGCCATCTAGCCTCCCATAGCCGTGCGTGACGGCTTGTGGAACTTGCGTCTATGGATTGTACCACCCGCACGCCTAGCTGTATCGAGTGCGATGGCCACGGCGACGTTGTGCGCTTTGCCATGCTTCATCTCGGTCTTGATGTTCTTGCCGATGGCCTTGCGGGAAGCGGACTTGATGAGCGGCATCAGCCAGCCGCCGTGTCTTGAACGGGTCGCATGCGTGAGTGACCGCCGTAGTTGAGCTTGGCCCACTCCTCGAACGGCATGGGAGCTTCACCCCTGGATTGCTGGTCGACAACGTATTGGTTGTACGCCTTGCGAGCCTGGATGATGGTTGCCGGGTCCATCAGTGCAGGGATTCGTGCTCGACTTCCTGGGCGGCACCCGCCAGCAGGAATGCAATGGAGCGAGCGACTTCGAGCGTGTTCGACGTGTCGAACAGCTTTTCACCGTCCTTGCCGGTGAGTTCGGTCATCTGGATTGGCTTACCATAAGCACGGTCCAGCAATCCGAATGCTGCGGTGACACGTACTGCCGCAGGAGCTTTCTTGTTGCGCATGATCTCGATCACTGTCTCGATCGACTCTCGCGTGACTCGTTGCGCCATCCTGCGCAGCGGTGAATCTTTCGGTCTGCCGCCGGGATTGCCTGATTGGCCTGGCTGGAATGCCATTCTGTTACCTTTCTCCTCTCAATGATCTATGCTGTTGTTTCTCTTGTGAAACTTGACTCATGTTCCATGTGGAACATATGCGGTGCCAATGCCACACGGTATGTTATTCCGGTTTCTCTCCGGACATGGGCACTGGCACCGCCACTACAATCCTATTCTCTGCCAAGCCGTTGAAATGTCAAGTTGATGCTAACGCTGCGTTAGACCGGACGCTTCGCGCCGCTGACTTCCGCGTTAGGTGTCTTTATCAACCGCCTGAGACACCTTTGGTTCAAGGTCGTCAATCATCAACCCAAGGTTTTCCATTATGCTGTCTCGCCGCTTCTTGTTTGGGTTTTCAAAAGCATTTACGGCACGCATCATTTGCAGCATTGCGCGGCAAAGCTGTAAGTCACTGAGATCGCAGTATTCTTGTTCGGTCATATCAACCCCGTTAGGCCACTTGATCCTGTAGCACCACAGTCGCCCCCAAAATCTTGAAATCGCCGCGCTCTATTTCTGCTATGTATTCGTCTGGAGATTTTATATCAGGCCGTGGATTATCCGGGTCATTCATAATTTCGTCCCAGTTGTTTCTTATTTGCTTTCGGCTCATAAACAAGTACATTGGTGTCCTCTCTGGCCTAACACGGCCATCAACCGGCCAGTCCAAACGCGCGTCGCGCTGGTCAACCTTTGTGTTAGGCGCCTTCACGCCACGGCACCGCCAGCGTCCAAAGAACCCGGCGCATCCTCAGCATCTCGCGGCGGCTCATGTCTCGCGGTATCACAACCTGGGCAAGCCATCCGCCGTCGAGAACAATCGGAATCGCCAGCCCTGGTCGCGGCTTGGGTGACACCGCTGGCGGCTGCGAGGCAGAATGGTGCTTAGTCCGTCGATTTCCCATTTTAGGTGCCATTGCGCTCCGCCCGCAAACTGACCGATGCCGATTCGCTTTGGACAGGTCCATAGTGGACTGTACCAATCGCCTCATGCGCCCGGCGACATTCCATCACCAGTGTCTTGAACTCCTGCGGTTCGAGCGCGAAGTGGGAGTCCAGACCGCCGTCGTTTCGATCGAGCGTGATGTGCTTCTCGATCATGCAGGCCCCGAGTGCTACGGCCGCCACGGAC